AACGTTTTGTTGTTCTACGCTGTAGGTAGCCATAACGACTTGACTGCCAACTATTAATCTTCCGTACCCTAATGGAACGGGGCCTCCTTCGTTTAACACGTTTACTGGACCGCTGAATAAATAAGACTCAGCTAAAGCTTGTGGGTCAGAGCTAGGGTTGGTTATTTTTCTATCTTCTGGAGGATCTGGAGGTTCAGATAGAGCGTTAGCTAGTCCCGCGAAAAATAAATTAGTACCTATTATTTTCATAGCGTTATTACCTCCCGAAAAGCCTATTAACGCTGCCCCTCCTAGCATACCGGCAAAGTTTCCCAACATACCGCTTAGTCCCAAGCCTCCAAAGATAGCTCCTTCTGTCACTGGAGCTATATCAATAGTCTTAAGCTTTTTATATTTTAACTCTAAAGGGTCAACCCCTTTATTCTCAGTGACTATGTTATCGTTGGCTTTTATGGAAAACTTAATTCCCTTCCTGCTTAAAGAGGTTATTGTCGAGTTTAGTTTAGAGTTTGTTAAAGTATTTATTGCGTGAATAGCTTCTCGCACGCTTGATACGGAAAGATCCCACTCTTTTTTGCCAAGTTTTTTGCCTACAACTCCATGCAGTTTAATTTTTACTAAATTATTATTCATCGATTTTAGGCTCCAATGTTTCAAATTTTTTTGTCTTAGCGTTATACAGCACGCTTACCATCTCTAAATCATTACATATAGTCTCGTCCGCTTCAGAAAAAGAGTTTTCTCCTTTGGTGTGAGAATGATATACCGCGAGTATATCGCCTTTTGATAAGGTATCTAAATAATCTTCTATTGATATTTTAAAAAAGCTCTCTTTGTTTTTAGCTATATTTTTACACTCCTGCACGCTAATTGAACCTTCGTCAGACTCGATTAAGAAACCGCAGCATTCTTCTGGAGAAACTCTGGAGGCGTGTTTCTCTATCGCTGTTTTTATTTTTTTTGTTAATTCCATTTTAATTAATACTGGTTCTTGTGTTGGTTCCCGGAAACCCTCCAAAAGGTAAGAACTCGTTAGCTCCCGTTACGTTCCCATTGCAAACCCCACCCCTACAGTTTTGAGCTAAACCTAAGGCTCCCCACCTAAGCTTGCAAGCGTTTAACGTTTTAGAGCACTGGTCAGGCTCCCAGAATGTTCCGTGAGGTGGGCACACGTTAGTAAACGATCCCGTCTTAGCTACAAAATAATATTTTATATCATTTCTTTGAAGAAAGACTACGTCTCCAGTGGTATATGTAGCGCCGGTTTGATAGGCTCCTGAAAATTGATTAGATCCAGTTGTTAAACCTAAAGAGTTTGGGTTATATAAAGTTGACCCATTCGAACCTGTTATTGTCCCAGATATTAATTCGTCGCTAGCGTTGGCTACTGGGGGAGCGTAGTCTGGTAAGTGTCCGGTTGAACCAAAAATTTCAGCTTGATTTTCTCCTGACCCGGGGCCGCTTAGTCTGGAACGGTATTCATAGCAGCACCCTTCTCCCCTGTATTGCCAAGGACATTTTGAGGCGTATATTACTCTACTTGGTAATTTTAAATTTTGTAAATCTATAATAGAAGAAAGTTCAAATTGAATATTATATTTGCTTTCATTTGATTTTCTTTCTATGAAGTAAACATCTCTGGGAAACTCGGCATAACTGTCGGCCTCGTCGCCAACTCCTTCAATCTCTTGATTTGCGTCTAGAAACTTTGCAAACGTTCTTACTCTTGAGACCTTTGCGCCTATTAAATTTTCATAACTAATAAAGTTACTCTTAAGAAGTGCGAAAGCTTGACTTTCTTCCATACCTTCTACTGGAGTTATGGTTAAGGTGGGCGTGGGTAGCGTGCCGGTTGAATTCATTTCAAAACCGTCAGCTTGTATAGGAAAAGAGTAATAGGTCTCACCTTGAAAAACCAAGCTTATACCTTTTAGGTTGTTCATGTTGTGAAAACGAAACGGCTCCGAGGGTTTGTCAACCCCTGAAACTTTAAGACTTAGGTTTTCAGCTATTTCTCTAGAATCAATCTCGTAAAGAGTTATTAAAGCGGAAGGGTCTAGTTTAACCACTTCGCTGGATAACTTTTTTAACGATGCTTCTGCTTGACTCTTATTCATGATTTTTATGGAACCTGATTAAAGGCGGCTGATACATTCAGTACTCCTTGAGATACTATATTACTGTTGAATTCTCTGCATGTAAATTTTCTTCTACTGTTGTAAGGAGAAGGGGGAGTAAAGAAAAAGTAGTCTACGCCGGATCTAGCTTCCAAAAAATGAATAATAGCCATAGCTTCCTTAAGACTTCGACCATCAAAAGTTAATGAAATATTTAATAGGTCTGTAAACACGCCATCTTTCATTCTTTGCTCATATCCGTCTCCAAATTTTACAGATTTTACTTTAGGAGCGTGGTTTATTGAAATATTATAAGCTGGCTCCCAGATAAATTCTGGAGCCGTTACGTTACCTGCTGTAGAATGAGTAGATACTGCCGCTGTAAGCATGCCTCCCCAATAAGAAGAGACAACTGAGGGGGTTTGACTGGTCGGCACCGTTTGTAGGGCGTACCAGTAATATCCTCCACTTTTAACTATATCATTCTTCTGGTAAGTAGATCCAGATGCATAATCGGATACTTCGTAAATAGATGCCATGTTCCTTTATCCTTATTCCTGTATTATTTACACGCCAGCCCCATAACCGTGTAATAATTATAAGGATTATCACCGTTTTTTTTAAAAAATAAAAAAGATGGAAGGAAAAAGGATGCCGTTTTATACTGCAAATAATACTAAGTTAACGATTAACGGAACGGGTTATTACGTTTCTAGGGCAACTGTAAATACTTCTACGTCTTTATCTCCTGTTTTAAGAGTGGGTTCTGAGGCTACAGAAGAATACTCCCTTACTTCTTCAGTAAACGGTGGACTGTCGATGAGTTATTACTTAACGGGTTCAGATCCGATTAAGCAGTTAATAAATGATGGTTCTCCAATTAGTGGTAATTTTTGCGGTTTAAACTTCCCATCGGGATACTTAAATAGTTATTCTGTAGAGTTTCAGCAAAATTTACCATTGCAGGTTTCAGCGTCTTTCTCTTTTTTCTCTAAGGTTAATGGGACTTTTGCGGCAACTAGAGACCCTCTCCCGGATGTTAGCACTCTAAATTGTTCGGATTTTACCTTTAACGAAACGGGTGTCGTTAATGGCGATAAAGTCATGTCTTTAAGCTATCAGTACAGTACTAACGTTTCTCCTTATTATACAGTGCAGGAAACTGGTCAAAATGCTTCTCCGGATAGGGTGGTTAGTGATGGTAAAAGTGTTAGCTTGAATGTGGTAACTAATGATTATTCTCTAAATTTACCCTCTACCGGTTTGGCTTGTAAGGGTACTATAAATCTTAAGGATTCAGGAGGGGTAACTAGAGAGTCTTATGATATTAGCGGTTTCATGAACTCGCAAGATATTTCTTCGTCAGCATCGGACATCGTGACAAAATCTCTTAACGTCGCACAGGCAAACTTAGGACAGCCTCCTTCCATCGAAGGGTTGATTCCTGCGGCTGGGGCGACAGGCTCTACTGTTACGATAAGTGGTTCCAACTTCTATAATGTTGAAAACGTATATCTAAAGGGAGACGAATTATCTTTTTCGGAACCAGTTAATGGCACGGGTATAAACGCCACCATACCAACCACTGCTCCGACAGGTGGTATCTACGGGGGACCAATAATTGTAAAAACTAAAGGTGGCTCTTCGACATCTACAGGAGCTTTTACCGTTTCTTAGATTTGGCCGAGTTTAGTCTTTCTATAAGTTCGAACACTTTAATCTTCGGAAGATCGTCTAAGCTTTCTAAGCCTGAAACCTCATACCCTTCAGACTTCAGTTTATTCTTTAACGTGGCGAAAGAAACGTTTTTAGATGTCATTAAATCCTCAAGTAAAGCTTTTGGGTCGGACTGATTTTGTATAGGGTCTCCGACGAAGCTAGAGCCTACAGAACTGTTTCCCGCAAGTTCTTCTTTAGCTACGATATTGATTCTTAAAAAGTTACGTACACAACGCACAAACGCTCTATTTTCTGCGCAAGCAGCAAGGAAGGCTCTACCAAAGCCAGTGGTGTTATTAGGGGAGGCGTCTCCGATTGCAGAGAATACGACTTCTTCCCCCTCGGTTTCGTAATTTGGACGCCAAGTTATATTACATGTGGCTACCACGTAGTCAGGGCTGGGTGACACTACATCATAGGTAACATTAGTGTACCCCCTGATTTGAGCAAGCTCTTTGATGCC